TATCATGGAGGCGAGGGAGGATAACACGCGTGCGTTGGTGGTGATTGATGAGGGTGGGCTGGGGGCGGGGATTGTGGATAGGCTCAAGGAGCAGCGGTACAAGATAAAGGGTGTAAACTTTGGGAATAAAGCCAAAAACCCGATCATGTACGGTAATATGAGGGCGCAGATGTGGGGTGACATGAAGGACTGGCTCAAATCTGCTAGTATTCCGCAGGATAGGTTTTTAAAGACTGACCTTATTAGCCCCCTAATGAAGCCTGACTCACGGGGTACGATCTTCTTGGAGAGCAAGAAAGAAATGAAAGCACGGGGTTTAGCTAGTCCAGACGCTGCGGATGCGATATGCGTGACGTTTGCTTTTCCTGTGGCGCATCGGGAGTATCGGGAAGCCGCGCCTCGCAGGTACTCAGATCACTCGGCGGTGTCTACTGGATGGATGGGTAGTTGAATGAAAAAAAGTGTATCTTTATCAGTTGGGCGTGGCGAGAAGCTGCCGGTGTCCAAGGGCGCTGGTTTGACTGCCAAGGGCCGTGCTGTATACAATGCAGCCACTGGTTCTAACTTGAAGGCTCCTGCCCCAAATCCCAAGACCAAGGCCGATCAGGGCAGGAAAGACTCGTTTTGTGCAAGAATGGGCGCAGTAGCTGCCAACGCCAAAGACGGCGAACGCGCTAAAGCAGCCCTTAAACGATGGAAGTGCTAATATGAAGACATCAAAACCCGGCCTCTATTCCAACATTAACGCAAAACAAGCCCGCATCAAGGCTGGCTCTGGCGAGAAGATGAACAAAGTCGGCAGCAAGGCAGCGCCTAGCAAGCAAGACTTTGTAAATTCGGCTAAGACGGCGAAGAAGAAGTAATGCCACTCAAAAAGTCACCCACGCCTGCGGCTTTCAAGGCCAATATCAGGGCCGAGGTTAAAGCAGGCAAGCCTGTCAAACAGGCCGTGGCGATAGCGTATGCGGTTAAGAAGAAAGCGCAAAAGTAATGGCTGACTACACCGGCATTAACAAGGCTGGCAAGGTCGCCGATGTTGGTGGGGGCGATGACGTAGAGTACAGCGATATGCTCTCCACCATGCGCTCTCGCATGACAATGGCGGTGGATGCTTACAGCGAGAGCCGAAGCAATGAACTTGATGACCTGCGGTTCATGGCGGGTAGTCCAGACAACCAGTGGCAATGGCCTGCTGATGTACTGGCGACTCGCGGGGCCGTCCAGGGGCAGACCATCAACGCCCGTCCCTGCCTGACTATTAACAAGTTGCCGCAGCACGTGCGGCAAGTTACCAACGACCAACGGTACAACAAGCCTAGCGGCAAAGTTATACCAGCGGATGACGTTGCTGACCCTGAGATGGCAGAGATATTCAACGGCATAGTGCGGCACATTGAGTATATAAGTGACGCTGACATTGCCTATGCAACTGCCTGCGAGAACCAGGTTACCTACGGTGAAGGCTACATTCGGGTACTGACTGAGTACTGCGACGAAAACAGCTTTGACCAGGAACTCAAGATAGGCCGGATTCGCAACTCATTCTCGGTCTACATGGATCCCGCTATCCAAGACCCATGCGGTGCGGATGCCCGGTGGTGCTTTGTCACGGACGATGTGCCAAAAGACGAGTACGAGCGCCTGTACCCAGACGCTGCGCCTATTAGTAGTTTGCAGTCCCTTGGGATTGGCGATCAAGACCTACAGCAATGGCTGCGCGATGACACGGTGCGGATTGCAGAATATTTCTACCGGGAGTACAAAGCCGAGACACTCAACCTGTACCCCAACAACATCACGGCGTTCAACAACACGCCTGATGACAAGCAACTGAAGATGCTGTATGGCAAGCCGTTGAAGACTCGGATTTCGCAGCGGGAGAAAGTTTGCTGGGTTAAGAGCAACGGCTACGAGGTGCTGGAGAAACGCGATTGGGCAGGTAAGTACATCCCCATCGTGCGGGTGGTGGGCAATGAGTTTGAGGTCAACGGACAGATTTACGTCTCTGGTTTGGTGCGAAACGCCAAGGACGCCCAGCGGATGTACAACTACTGGGTAAGCCAGGAAGCAGAGATGTTGGCCCTGGCGCCAAAAGCCCCGTTCATTGGCTACGGTGGGCAGTTTGAGGGGTACGAGACTCAGTGGAAGACTGCCAACACCACCAACTGGCCCTACCTAGAGGTCAACCCAGATGTGACTGATGGTGCTGGCGCTACCCTGCCACTGCCCCAACGTGCCCAGCCGCCGATGGCCTCTAGTGGTCTTTTGCAAGCCAAATCGGGGGCATCTGAGGATATTAAAGCCGCAACAGGGCAGTACAACGCTAGTCTGGGCATGGGCGGTAACGAGCGCAGCGGCAAGGCTATCCTAGCCCGTCAGCGTGAGGGTGATGTTGGTACTTACCACTATGTAGACAACCTAGCCCGTGCCATACGCTACGTGACCCGTCAACTGCTGGACATGATCCCCAAAATCTACGACACCCAGCGCATTGCGCGGATCATTGGCGAAGACGGCGATACTGAGATGGCGAAAATTGACCCGTCCCAAGAGATGCCGGTCAAGCGGATCGTCAATCAAGAAGGCATTGAGATTGACAAAATCTACAACCCCAATGTGGGCAAGTACGATGTGGTGGTGACGACCGGCCCAAGCTACAGCACCAGACGGCAAGAGACACGGGAAGAAATGGCCCAACTGCTGCAAGGCAACCCGGCGCTCATGCAGATTGCAGGCGACTTGTTTGTCAAGGCAATGGATTGGCCTGGGGCAGATGAGTTAGCTAAACGCTTGGCTAAGACCATTGACCCCAAACTCTTGAGCGACGATGAAGACCCAGCCTTGCAAGCTGCCAATATGCAGATGCAGGCAATGGGTCAAGAGATGCAGCAAATGCAGGAAATGCTGCTAAACGTCCAGCAGTCAATGGAAGCGCAAGAGTTAGAGATTAAACGGTTTGACTCTGAGGTCAAAGCCTACGATGTAGAAACCAAACGCATGACGGCGGTGGCTGCGGCTATGACGCCTGACCAGATACAAGAGATTGTGCTGGGCACTGTGCAAGGCATGATAACCAGCGGCGACTTGATGAGTTCGATGCCAATGGAGCCGCAGGAGATGATGATGCCACCTGAAATAATGCCGCCACCAAACCAAGGTATGTAACATGGCTACCACATCTTTAGCCCCCACGCCCAAGCTGCAATTCTTTGATGCCAACGGCGCACCGCTGGCTGGTGGGCTGCTGTATACCTACGAGGCTGGCTCGACTACACCACTAGCCACTTACACCGATAGCACTGGCGTCAGCGCCAACACCAACCCCATTGTCCTAGACAGCCGTGGCGAGGCCAATGTGTGGCTGGAAGGTGCTATCTACAAGTTTGCCCTGTACACCAGCGTAGGCGTGTTGATCTGGACAGTGGATAACATCAACGGCAGCACCTTTGCCTCTAATGCAACGGGTGACGGTACAACAACTGCTTTCTCGGTAGTCAATGGTTTTACCGCCATATACATTAACGGCGTCTATCAGAACCGCAACACTTACGTTGTCACCAGCGGCACAGTAACTTTTAGCCAAGCCCCGCCATTTACATCTATTATTGAAGTTGTTTACAACTAGGAATCGTCATGTTAAAAGTAGCAAATTCAGTCATCAATGCCAGTAGGATTACGGGCGTCCTGCCCGTTGCCAACGGTGGTACTGGCGTCACCACAAGCACAGGCACTGGCAACACGGTACTGTCTGCTTCGCCTACGTTGTCTGGTGACGTTAACCTGTCCACTGGCAACCTAGTCATAGGCACTGCTGGCAAAGGCATTGACTTTTCTGTTACCAGTTCAGGCTCTGGCACGATGACCAGCGAGTTGCTGGCTGATTACGAAGAGGGGACATTTACCCCGACACTTGCATTTAATGGTGCTTCTGTGGGCATATCGTATGACTATGCATTTGGGTTTTACGTTAAGACTGGACGGCAAGTTCACGTAGATATTTTGCTTGTTTTAACAAATAAAGGTTCGTCAACTGGCGATGCAACACTTGGCGGTTTGCCATTTGCAACCAATTCAGCAACTTTTTATAGAGCAGCAGCAACAGTTGGCTATATATCTGGAATTACATTCTCTGGAATAATTAATGCAGGTTCGTCAAATGGCGCAACTGTTGTTGCGTTAAACCAATCAACACTTTTAGGCACAGCTTCATCAATTACAGACACAAATTTTGCTAATAACTCAGCAATTGCTTGGTCTTTCACATACCAAGTATAAGGAATAATTATGGCGCTGACAAAAGTAACTTTTTCGATGATTGATGGTGCGTACACCAACGTCAAAGATTATGGCGCGGTGGGTAATGGCATAGCCAATGACACCGATGCAATTAAAGCTGCGGTTGTTGCTGCTGTAGCAGCTAAAAACACGCTATTTTTTCCTTCAGGCACTTATCTTTGTAATGAGCTAATTGGAAATGTTGCGTGTAATTTGCTTGGTATTTCATTTTTAGATACAAAAATTCAATATACCGGAACCTCTGCTGATTTTATTAACTTTAATGGGCTCAGTGGTCAAATTATTGAAAACATATCTTTTCAAGCAACCAATGCTGCTCATGCTGCGTATTTCACAAAAACAGCAGCGTCTTTTCAAAGTTTCAATAATTGTCAATGGACAGGCCCATCAAACCCCGGTGCAGGCTGTCTGCTTTACATGAATGGTTCAATTAACATTGAAATTAACGGTTGTTTTTTTACGGGTCATCACATAAATTTAATCGGGCAGGATGGTGGAGGCTCTGGATTTTGCAATGGCGTTGGCATTACCAATACGTTATTTGCAAACTACAAAGAAGGCGCAGTTGCAAATGGGGGCCAAGGTTGGTTATTTGACCAAGTGTTGTTTGAACATGGTGTAGACAACCTTGTTTTTGCAATTTACACAGACACGGCCTGTATTTGGTATGGGACAATTTTCAATGGATGTTGGTTTGGTGATCACATTGCCGTTAACACTGGTGCAGTAGGTTTTATTAGGTGGAAAGGTTTTGGTCTTTCCATGTCTGGTAACTATATCAATGGTTCTGGATTTTTGGATACATACATAGTCCAACTCACTGGCACAAGCAACGCTATCAATATCACGGGTAATTATTGTGGAGGTTTTGCCGGAATTCTTAGCGCAAGTAGTTTTGCTACAAATGTTGTTGTTGCTGCAAATCGTTTAAACCCCGTAACAATCGAAGTAAATGGAACCGTTGCTGGCTTGTTGTTAACTAACGCAAAACTCCAAATTCCAGATGTGTTTTTTACCCCGCAGTCACTTCCAGTATCAGGAACTGCTGAAGGTCAAACTGTATATGACACTGCAACTAAAAAACTTTACTGTTGGAATGGAACAGTGTGGAGTGCTTTGTTTTAGCCCGTACCAGTTCGGACAACTGGAAACCTTTAATGTGTAGCGGGACAGCTACTCTGGAAACAAGGAAATGATATGTTAGAAAAAGTTATCTCTGTTGATTTGATTGAAGTAATCGAAAGCGGCGCTGTGCAAGTTCGTACCAAGACCGCCATCATGGAGGACGGCAAGCAGATCAGCGGTAACTTCCACCGCCATGTCGTTGCCCCTGGTAATGACTACAGCGCCGAGGATGCCCGTGTCCAAGCTATCTGCAAGGCTACGCATACGGCGGCTGTGGTGGCTGCTTACAAGGCTGCACAGGCTGCTGTCAAACCATGATACGCACCGCCAAAGGCCCAATCCTGCTCTACATGAACCTTTGCGGGTTTAAGGGCTGGACTAGCTTTTGGAATATGATTTACATGGCCCCCGGCTTTGAGCAACACGATGCGCTGATTAGGCACGAAATGATGCACTTGGAGCAGATGCGGCGGGATGGCAAAGTGCTGTACGCCCTCAAGTACGCTTGGTGGATGCTGCGCTACGGTTATAAAATGAATCCTTACGAAGTCGAGGCACGAGCCGCTGAATAACCTTGAAAGACAAACATGGCTAACGAACAATCCGCATTTTTTCCAAACGGCCCAACCGTTGTAATTACCGCTAATTCAAGCGCCCCAACAGCCGCGCAGATTCTGCCGACTTTTACGGCAGTCACACCGCCTACAAACCAGTACCGAGTGGTGAATGTGGGGTCGGTAACGGCCTTCTTGGGCGTTGGCGCAACCGCTGCAATTGCGGCGACCAATGCCGCAGCGGTCACTACCACGGGCAACGGCGTACCCATTGTGGCTGGCGCTGTGGAAGTGTTTAACTTCCCGCCAACCTCATTTTTTACCGCAACAGCGGCATCGTCCACGACTCTTTACATCACTCCTGGACAAGGACTATAATGTTTGTACTGGCCCAATGACCAGGGAATCTTAGGGTTCAAAAATGTCAGAAGTAGAGCAAGTAGCGGAATTAGCCCCCGCGCCGGAACTGGAAACCACGGCGGTTACTCCAGAACCTGTAGTTGAAACGCCGGAAGTAGCAGCTAAGACATTCTCGCAAGAGGAACTTGACGCCGCTATTGGTAAACGCCTCGCAAGAGAGCAGCGAAAGTGGGAACGAGAGCGACAGCCTGCGCCAGCAGTGGCAGTGGACTTACCTCCGCAAGATCAGTTTGAGTCGGTCGATGCTTACGCAGAGGCCAAGGCTTACAAGCTGATTGAGCAGCGGGAACTCCAGAAACAGCAAGCTGAGATTCTTGATGGGTATCACGAACGTGAAGAAACGGCTAGGTCTAAGTACAGCGACTTTGAACAAGTTGCCTACAACCCCAGCCTCAAGATTACGACCGTGATGGCACAGACGATTCAATCGTCGGACATTGGGCCTGACTTGGTTTATCACCTTGGCTCAAATCCGAAAGAGGCAGATCGTATTTCTCGACTAGCGCCTATTTTGCAGGCTAAAGAGATTGGACGACTTGAGGCTAGGTTAGCCGAGAACCCCGTTCAAAAGCGTACTTCTGGTGCGCCTGAGCCGATTTCACCAGTTACCGCCCGAGGGGTGGGTTCTGGGTCTTTTGACACAACTGATCCACGGTCTATCAAGACCATGAGTACCAGCCAGTGGATTGAGGCCGACAGAGCGCGACAGATGAAAGCGTTGCAGGCGCGAAAGTTTTAATTTATTTTCTAAGGAAAAATCGTGGCTAACAGTATTCTTACCATTGACATGATTACTCGGAAGGCTCTTGAGATTCTTGAGAACAACCTGGTAATCACCCGCAACGTGAACCGACAGTACGACGACAGCTTTGCTGTTAGTGGTGCAAAGATCGGCTCTACCCTGCGTATTCGCCTGCCTGACCGCGCTCTGGTGACTGACGGTGCAGCCCTGCAAGTGCAGGACGATGCCGAGCAAAGCACCACGCTGACGGTTTCTACCCAAAAGCACATTGGCGTGAACTTTACCACCGCCGAGTTAACTTTGTCGTTGGACGACTTTGCAGACCGGGTTCTCAAGCCCCGTATCTCTCAGTTGGCCTCCAGCATTGACGCTGACGTTGCTAATGCCTACAAAGCCATTTTCAACACCGTTGGCACTCCTGGCGTGTCCCCAGCTACCGCTTTGGTTCTGTTGCAAGCGCAGCAAAAACTCAACGAATCGGCTGCT